GCTTTACTTCCTTGGTTAGATAGAAGTAAAATAAGAAGTTGTATATTTAGACCAATGCACAGACAGTGGTTTATAATTTTTGTATTAAACTTCATGATGCTTACCTATGTTGGTGCCATGCCGGCAGAAGGTATCTATATTACTTTAAGTAGGATCGGAACTGCATATTGGTTCTTGTATTTTCTAGTTATTGTTCCATTGAATAGTGTATTAGAAAAACCAAACGAGATGCCTCAGAGTATTCATGAATACTTAAAATGGAAAAAACAAGGAAGGATAAAAACAGTCTTTCCTTGGATGAAATAGGAGATAAAAATGAAAGCAGGCAAAATATGGGGACAAACAGAATTGATCCATGCTAACGGTGTACTAGAGTTTCATCGTATAGAATTTAAAAAAGGATTTAAATGTTCTGAACATGAGCATAAATTTAAATGGAATGGATTTTATGTTGAGTCCGGCAAAATGATTGTTAGGGTTTGGCAAGACGATCAAGATGGATTAGTAGATGAAACTATTTTGAACGCAGGAGATTTTACACAGGTTAAGCCTGGTAAGGTACATCAATTTGAAGGCTTAGAAGATGGCGTGGCCTTCGAACTATACTGGGCAGAATTTAATCATAATGATATAGTAAGACGCACAGTAGGAACCAAAGTTGACTGATAAGATTTACGAATCGCCAGATGGAGGACTAACAGTTTATGAAAGAGATACAAAGACTGGAGAACGCATTTGTATTGAACGAGAAATCAAACCAGACTGGCATTTGGAAGATCATGAATTTCATGACTGTGTAATATATGCAAGTGAAGGAAACAAGACTCTTCAAAAGTTATTGAGTAAAATGAAAATGACTTACAATTTATTGAAAGAAGATTGACAATAAACGAAAGGTGTAGTATAATAATAAGATGCTTAGAGATCCAAATAAAATATTCGAAATAGAAAATCCTTTTCCAGAATGGTTGGTCAAATATATTGAAAATCAAACCAAAGACGTAGATTGGAAGTTTGTAAATGTTCCGGAAGAAGATGAACAAGATGGCAACTATAAAACACCTGCCTTGTTTACAAACGTTATGTATTGTACGTCAAGCAACATATTAGATGACCATAAAGAATTAAGCAATATGCTACACACAGCATTGACAATGGAAATTATACCAGAGTATATTCCAGATGCACACGTTAACCAAGTTACAAGAACAAGACTAAATGGTACAGTGCAAGGAGTGTATTATGGACCGCACAATGATGTACGCAATGGACAGCCAGGACTGTGGACATTTGTATATTACGTAAATGATGCGGATGGAGATACAGTGTTCTTTTCAGATGAAGGTAAAACGGAAATGAAAAGAACAAAGTATAAAAAAGGTAATGGAGTTTTATTTCCAGCACATTATTGGCACACTATGGACGTGACATCTGTGCCATTACGTGTTAGTATAGGAATGACATATAGTATAGAGACAAAATTAAATGCAGAAGAAACTACCGCTTAAAGACGTACTAGCCGCAATCGATCTAAACGCAAAGAACGTTTGGGACGAACTGTCTGATGAAGAAAGAAAACAAGTAAGTTTTTATTTGTTAAACAGATATGTGTCTAGTGTAAAAGGTACAAGAGAAAAGGCCGAACTTGCAGTATTCAAAACAAATGAATATTACAACAAAGGATTCTTTGTATTACAAAAACATAAAAAACTTTTATGGCAACTATTATGCATGAGTGGAAACACAGGCAAAATACAATATCATGAATGGATAGGATACAAACACAAAAAAACAAGCAACAAAGATCAAAAAGAACTTGAAAAAATTTATCCTAACATGAAGGAAGACGAGTTACAATTAATGTTAAGTCTAATGACAAAGAAAGAGTTCAAGGAGTTATTAGAACAGTATGCCTAATATAGTAAAACAAAACGGAAAGTTATATACGTTTGGTTGTTCGCTAACAAGATATCATTGGCCTACATGGGCAGATATACTAGGACAGTCTTTTGAAAATGGTTTTGAAAACTGGGCCAACCGTGGTGCTGGTAATAGACAGATACTAGAACGTTTAACAGAATGTTTTGTAAAGACAAACTTTCAACCGAATGATGTAATTGCAGTACAATGGACTGACCATCACAGATTTGATTATCACAAGTGGGATCCAAAGATGACTGAGAGTTGGTATCCAGGTGGCAATGTTTTTACAAATACACACGCAGACCAATTAAAGTTTCATGTAATAGATAAAGTATGGAATGAGTATAGTTTTATGATGCATACTTTTAATTACATACACCTAGCAAAGAAATTAGTAAAAGGCGTAAATGCAAGAGTTATTTTTATACTAGGAACAGATATGAGAGAGCAAGTACAAACACTTCGTGGTGACAGAAACTTGTTAGACATATATCAAGATTTGTTTAGAGATAACATATTTGTTGAAGGTGACTTGTTTAATTACGTAGTAGAAAAATATGACACACGTTTAAAATTTAAACACGCAATCCCAGGACAACTAGATGATGAAAAAGTTTTGGATCAACATCCTACTCCTGTTATGTACTATCAATACTTGCGTGATAAAATACAACCTAAGTTAAGAGGTGTACAGATTGATCATGACTTTGCAGTTAAGATGGAAGAAGCAGTAAGGTCACAAGATGATTATAACAAGATAGGCCAGGCTATAACAGATGCTGGCTATGGTCCTAATACATATTACGTAAGAGGATTATAATGGAAAAATTTACTTGTCCATATTGCGGTACATCGTTCACTAGAGAAAAAACTTTAGCAGTTCATATGTGTGAAAAGAAACGCAGAGCATTACAAGAAAATGAAAAACACGTTAAACTCGGACACTATGCTTTTATAAGATTTTATCAACTATGTCAAAAGTTTGAAGGTCAAAAAACTTATCAACAGTTTTGTGATAGTCCATACTACAATGCATTTGTAAAGTTTGGATCTTTTGTAAACAACGTCCGACCACTATATCCAGAAAAGTATATTGACTATGTTGTAACAAGCGGAGTGAAACTTGATCATTGGGCAAGAGAAGAATTGTATGAAAAGTATGCACTAGAATTAATTCTAAAAGAAAGTGTAGAAACAGCAGTTGAACGTTCAATCAAAACAATGATGGAATGGGGAGATGACAAAGAAGCACGTTGGGAAGACTATTTCAATTATGTAAGTTTGAATAGAGCAACACAAGATATCAAAGATGGAAAGGTAAGTCCGTGGTTGATTTTGAATAGTAGGACAGGAAAAGAAATGCTATCCAAATTTAATGATGAACAATTACAAATTGTGTTTCACGTAATGAATCCTCAACACTGGGCATTACGTTTTAAACGCAGTATAGCAGATGTAGAACTGGTTAAAGAAATTAGCCAAAAGGCAGGCATCTGATTGACTTTTGAAAAAATATAAAGTATAATAATATATGGATAAAGAAAAGAAGCACGTCGATATGTGGAATTGGTATTGCTTCAGATGTAAATGGAAAGGCGTTGCACAGGAACTAGTTATGAACTATGATGACGAAGGCGGCGACTGGCTTTGTCCTGTATGTAAAACAGATGATATAGAAGATGTGGGTTGGAGAGAATAATGTTAAGTGAAAAAGAAGTAAGAGCACAGTATAATGAACATAGAAAAGATCCTGCTTTTGCAGATTGCTGGCCTGACACTGATAGAGCATTTTATGAATGGTGTGAAGGATATTTAGATTTCCAACACATTAAATCTAAAGAAGATAAAGAATGATGAAGACAGAAGCACAGATAGATTCTATATACAAAAGATTAAGTGAGTATTGGCCGAAGTATTCTAATAGAAAGCCTGCGGCAAAGATACACAAAGAGTCTTATCAAAGTTTAATAGGTGTTATGCTTTCAGCACAAAGTCAAGATAAAAGAACAGCAGTTGCTTGTAGGCAACTGTTTTCATTAGCAGACAATCCTTGGGATATGGTTAAGTTAACACAAGAAGAAATTATAGAAGCAATCAAACCTGCAGGATTATACAATGCAAAATCTAAAAACATACTTGCAACTTCAAATGTATTAATAGAAAAATACAATGGCAAAGTTCCACAAACACAAAAAGAATTAATGGCACTACCTGGAGTTGGAAGAAAGAGCAGTGATATTATGATGAGATTTGTTTGGGGTGCTCCAAACATTGCAGTTGATACTCACGTGTTTCGATTGTTATGGAGACTTGGTTGGACAAACACATTAGACGAAGGTAAGAGTGCAATAATAGTAAATGACACTACTCCAGACAAATATAAGTATGCGGCTCATATGCAATTAATAACTCATGCAAAAAGAATTTGTAAAAGTAAAAAACCTAAATGTAACATTTGTGTGATAGACGAATACTGTGATAAAAGACACATTGATGTTCCTAAATCAAAACTTAGAGAAGTAGTAAATGCCTGATATAGATATAGACTTTGCTGATAGAGATGTAATACTTGAGAAACTGAATCATCGAGTAGCAAAACTTGATACAGGTAAAAAACATAACACTGGTGTTTACTTTACTGAGATTCCACATAACCCTGTGGATAACCTTGCAACAATAGACTATGATGAAGCGGAAGAAAGAAAATATTTTAAAATTGATTTCTTAAATGTTTTTATATATAAACAAGTAAAAGATGAAGAACATCTTATCAAACTTATGACCAAGGAGCCGTTATGGGATTTACTAACAGAAGCAGAATTCAGCAATCAATTATTTCACGTAGGAGAACACAGTACTCTTTTAAAGAAACTATCTCCGAAATCAATAGAACAACTAGCGGCGACGTTAGCGATAATAAGACCAGCAAAGAGACATCTCGAGAACGAAACTTGGGACAACATAATGAAGCAAGTTTGGACAAAACCAAAAGACGGTAGTTACTTCTTTAAGAAGGCACACGCAGTTGCTTATGCTCATGCGATAGTTGTACACATGAATCTTATATGTGAACAATTAGAAAGTTTGGATAAAACTAAGGCTTAGGTTTTCTTATAAGTTGAACTGATTTACGTTTAACTCTTTTTACAGATAGGTTGTTTAGGTTTACAGTTGGACCCATAACAACTTTAACATCTTTGCTATTCATAGTAGTTAGTATATGCCTAAATCTTTCCATTTCCTTACGCATAAAGATACTGATAGGAATCATTCTATTTGATTCCCACCACCATGCTTCACCTAGTTCCATGAATGCTTTTTTCTCAGCATCTTCCATTAGATCAGTGTAAACGTACATACTGGTTACGAAGTTATCTTGGTTATTAATGATTCCTACGAACTCTTTCTGGCCATAAGTGACCACACTAATAAACGGAAAATTTTCTTCGATATCTTTTCTTAACATAATTCTTCGATAAATACAGTTGTTATGCAACTTATACCTAGGTATTTATACAACAATAAAATGGTGCTCGTGTCAAATTTGGCAGGAGCCAATACGGAGTTTAGACAAGTGTACACGAGAAATATAAAATTACATAGGGGTATTAACAATACTATCCTATTTGAAATTAAAAATGCAGATCAGAAACCAGTAAGTATTCTTAATACTTACACACCTAAATTTACAATGTTTGATGAAAACAAAACACAGGTGCTTGAAAAAACAGGCACAGTAAAAGAAACATCGACACCATTGTATAAAGGACAGTTCACAGTTGACATAACAGAAAACGAACTACTTAACTTAAAGGATCAGTATCTTTCTTACAACGTGTATCTTGTAAAAACAGATGGCACTAATCATCTAACATACAGTGATAGTCAGTTTGGTATGTCAGGTACAGTGGAATTGCACAGTGAAGCATTTCCTGGACCTAAAGATAGTTACACAGTCAAAACATTTACTGAAACAAGCACAGACAACTATACAAGTGAAACTATTAATGCCGAACCGGCACTAAATGGTAATGTTGCATTACACACTGCGGCAGTATATGGATCTAGTTTTATTGGGGACTTTACTGTACAGGGTACTTTGGACAACCAAGTATCAGGACAAACAAATTGGTTTGATGTAAGCACTGTGACTTTCACAGGATCAGAAACTGAACCAAAACCAATTAACTTTAATGGTGTGTTCAATCATTTACGTTTCCAATACACAAAAACTTCTGGAACTATTGATAAAGTATTGGTCCGAAACTAGTTGACTTTTCGCTCATAATATACTATAATATTAATATGAGCATCTTACACGAAACAGTCACGGCATACTTGCCTTCGAAAAAGAAAACTACTCCAAGTGGTTGGACAAGTTTCAATGCACCCTGTTGTATTCACAATGGGGACTCAGCAGACAAAAGACAAAGAGGTGGACTCATATCAAACGCCGATGGTGGTATAAGTTATCACTGTTTCAACTGTGGATACAAATGCAGTTGGACTCCCGGACGTAATTTAAGTTTCAAATTTAGAAAGTTCTTACAATGGTTAGGAACACCAGATGATGTAATTAACAAACTTGCTTTGCAAATAATGAAAAGCAATGAAGGTATCACAGTACACAAACCAGTTGTACAATTACCAAAGTTTGTACAAAAAGATTTGCCTAATGGCGCAAGGAGACTCGACCGCTGGGATGACTGGCAGGCACTCGAGTCAACAGGTGTAGATAATAACTTGTTTAAGGTATTTGAATATCTTAAATCAAGAAAATTATTTTTAGATGATTATGATTTTCATTGGACACCTGAGCCTGGCTATAAAGATAGAATAATAATTCCATTCTATGATAAAGGCAAAGTAGTAGGATATACCGCACGTAAAATTAACGACGGTAATCCGAAGTATCTAAGTGACCAACAACCTGGCTATGTATTCAATCTAGATGCTCAGATTAATACTAATCGTATATACACGGTTGTGGTTGAAGGTCCCTTTGATGCAATCGCTGTCGAAGGTGTTGCTCTATTAGGTAGTGAAATCAAAGATCAACAAGCAATGTTGATTAATAATTTAAATACTGAAGTAGTAGTAATGCCTGACAGAGATGAAGCAGGCGAGAAACTGATACAACAAGCAATAGACTTGGGTTGGTCAGTTAGTATGCCAGATTGGCATGAATCTGTAAAGGACGTGAATGAAGCAGTTCAGACGTATGGAAAGATTTACACTTTACATAGTATCATTGCAAGTGCTGAACACAATCCTTTAAAGATACAACTTGGAGCGAAGAAATGGTTTGGTTAAAGAATATAATCAACAAAATAAAAAAGGCTTGGAACGACTTTTTCGAAAAAAGACGTTTGAAGAAACGGATAAAGGAACTTAAGAAGAGAGATCCTTTTATCTACAAATAGAAAGGAGTAATCATGACAGAGATTACTAGCGGAATATACAATGCTGTAAAAGAGTTCTCAAAAGGTTCTCTAGGACTTGCAGTTATATTTTTTATAGGTCATGTGTTAATAGCAATGACTGTTGTATCAGTATTAACTGGTGCTAGTTTATTCGAAGCAGGATTAGTTGCACTTGTAGAACCGGCAATCAACAGTGTTTGGTTTTACGTGCTACACAAAATCTATAACAAATATAAAGGTATAGCATAATGATAATTTGGGGAATGGTAGGCAATAGTCACGACGCCAGTCTTGCAGTTTTTGTAGACAAAAAACTTGCATGGGCGTCTTTAAGCAAAGACTTTAGTGACGTTCCCAATGATCCAGACTTTAGTTGGACGCAGATAGAAGCCGCAAGGCAAAGTTATGGTCCACCAGATAAAGTTATTTGGTATGAACGCCCATTCCTAAAAACACTTAGACAGTTTGCCGCAGGTCAAGGCTGGTTAGCCAGAGAAAATAATATTAAAAAATATCTCAACAAGTGGGGTATTAATTGTCCAATAGAATATGTTGATCATCATGAAAGTCATGCGGCATATGGTTATTACACCAGTGGCTTCAATGATGCAACAATCATTTGTATTGATAGCATAGGTGAGTTTGAAACATTTACTATATGGACTGGTAAAGATAAAGAACTTAAAAAAGTTTATAGACAAAATTATCCACATAGCATTGGATTATTTTATAGTGCAATGACACAACGTTGTGGACTTAAACCTAACGCAGAAGAACACATATTAAGTGAGTATGCAATCAAAGGTGATAGATATGCTTACCTTGATGCTATTGAAAAAGACTTCACAGTTCAAAAAAGTCTTAAAGGTTTTTGGCAAGTGCGTTTCAAAGAAAACTTACACAGAGGTTGTAATTGGTGGAGACCAGAATTAAAAAGTGAACAAGAATTAATTGATATTGGAGCAAGTACTCAGGAGGCATTTGAGAGAATGATGATGCGAATAAGTACAAGTGCTAGTTTTAAACTGCCTTCAAAAAATCTTGTATTGACAGGTGGTTGTGCGTTAAACAAACTTATGGTAAAACAATTGAAGCCGAACTGGGATAGTATTTGGGTACCACCAAATCCAGGAGATCCAGGATCATGTATTGGAGCAGTACTTGGAATGGAAAGAACACATATTGACTTTGATCCTAAAGTATGGTATAATAAAGTATGATAAATGAAACTCTAAACAAAGAATATCCAAAACTTCTTAAGACTGTACATAGTAGTAAGAGTGAAGCGGAAAAGAAAAAAGCAGTCTATGAATTTATAGACTTGTTGGATGTTCTAGTAAAGGACTTATATAGTGGCAAAACAAAATAAAGAATATGGTTATGATGTCCAGAAGGTGTATCTGGAAATGATGTTGAGTGATGCACAAAGTTTTGTGCGTTGTCAAACTATCTTTGATCATACTTTGTTTGATAGAAAATTACAAGACGCCGCAGAGTTTATTAACAAGTATGTTACAGAACATAACACATTGCCTACAGAAGAAATGGTCAATGCAACTTGTAAAACAGAACTTAAGATTCCAGAAGGATTACGTGAAGAACATTATGATTGGTTGTTGAGTGAGTTTGAAACATTTACAAGACACAAAGGACTTGAACGTGCAATATTAGAAAGTGCTAACTTACTTGAAGAAGGCAACTATGGTCCTGTAGAAGATAAGATTAAAAGTGCAGTGCAAGTAGGATTACAAAAAGATTTAGGTATTGATTATTTTAGAGATCCTAAAGGCAGACTTATGGGTTTGAAAGATAACAATGGACAAGTAAGCACAGGTTGGGCAAGTTTAGATAGAAAACTATTTGGTGGATTCAACAGAGGTGAACTAAACATTTTTGCAGGTGGTAGTGGTGCAGGTAAGAGTTTGTTCTTAGCAAACTTAGGTGTGAACTGGGCATTAGCAGGAATGAATGTTGTGTATCTAACATTTGAATTAAGTGAAGCACTTGTGGCAATGAGAGTTGATAGTATGACAACTGACATTCCAACAAAAGAAATATTTAAAGATTTAGATACAGTAGAAATGAAAGTTAAACTTGTTGGTAAGAAGTCTGGAGCATTTCAAATAAAATATATGCCAAGTGGTAAGAATGCAAATGACATTAGAAGTTTTGTAAAAGAATATGAAATCAAGACAGGTAAGAGAATTGATGTATTATTAATTGACTACTTAGACTTGATGATGCCAATGAGTAGAAAAGTAAGTCCAAGTGATTTATTTGTAAAAGATAAGTTTGTATCTGAAGAACTTAGAAACTTGGCAATGGAAAGCAACACAGTGTTTGTTACTGCATCGCAGTTAAACAGAGCAAGTGTTGAAGAAATAGAATTTGATCATTCACATATTGCAGGAGGTTTGAGTAAGATACAAACTGCTGATAATGTGATTGGTATCTTTACAAGTAGAGCAATGAAAGAACGTGGCAGGTATCAAATACAACTTATGAAAACTAGAAGTAGTTCTGGTGTAGGTAGTAAGATAGATTTAGAATTTGATATTGATAGTTTACGTATCAGAGACTTGGCAGATGATGAAGAATATCAAGAATTTTCAAAACGTAAATCAACAGTGTTTGATCAAATCAAACGCACATCAACTCCAGGCGAAATCAAACAAGACGAAACGCCAACTGATCCAACAGAAGGTAAAACTGTTGGTAAGATCCGAGCAGAAACAGACAGCACAAAGTTAAGAGAATTTTTAGGGAACTTAGGTTCCGAATAGTCCAACGAAAGGATAACATATGAGTGGACAACGCAGATGGTTAAAGTTCTGGGCAAGAACTGTGGGTATGCCAATAGGAATAAGCGACGAAGACAAACCAGAATTCCTACCTATTACAATGAGCGATGTAAAGAAGGCACTAGCGGCAAGAACGTTCTGGATAGTACTACACATAGCAACCTGTGTAATGATTATTGCAGGCAATGGTCGTGCATTAGAGTTGTGGTAATTTAGTTTACCAAAATCAACAAACTTCAAATTTTGCTTCACTAAATAATCTTATAAAAGGCATTAGGAGGCAATATGGCTGACGATTTAGAAAACATACAAAGTCTGATATCAAGATTTAAAAGACCAATACCAGAAGACAACAAATACAAAGACAGGCTCGCAGAAGAATTTGAACTTATCTTAAACTTACGATTTACACAATACTTTCATAAGATATGTGACATAATCGATCTTACACAAGACTTACAACACATGACAAGAGGATCTGCAGGTAGCAGTTTGATTTGTTACCTATTGGGTATCACAGATGTAGATCCTATCAAATGGAACATACCAGTAGCACGTTTTATGAATCCACTGCGTGACGATTTACCAGATGTTGATATTGATTTTGAACATCATCAACAGGGTGAAGTTATGCAACGCATATTTAAAAAGTGGCCAGGCAAGACTGCACGACTATCAAACTATGTAATGTATAGAGAAAAGAGTGCAAAGAAAGAAGCGGCAAAACGTTTGGGTGCAAAAGGTAACTTACCACGTAACTTCAAGTATGAAGATTATGACATAGATGTACAAGAAGCAAAAAGAATAGAAAAGAAACTGCTCGGCAAGAAACGTGCCATTTCAAAACACTGTGGTGGTGTTATTATGTTTGATAGGCAGTTACCAAAAAGTTTAATATCACAAGACAACCAAATACTTTTGGACAAATATGAAATTGAAGACTTAGAACATTTAAAAGTTGATATACTTGCTAACAGAGGATTATCTCAGTTAATGGAAATTAACGGAGTAACCAAATTAGAAAACTATCCAGAAGAAGATGAAAAGACAAGTGCATTATTATCACGTGGTGATGTGTTAGGAGTAACACAAGGTGAGTCGCCAGCCATGCGAAGATTGTTTAGAGCCATACAACCTAAAAGTGTTCATGACTGTGTTTTTGCAACTGCACTAATACGTCCGGTAGCATTAAGTGGTAGACAAAAGGCCGCAATGTTTCATGACTGGTCAAAAGAAGCAGTACAAGATTCAGTAGTGTTTGAAGATGATGCTATTG